GCGAGTCTCAAGGGCATGGGCTTTCACCGTTTCCGCTCGCGGTACGCGGGCAACTACTGAATGATTTCTTAGAGTTCTAACAAGTCTAAGAACTCTAAGAAATCTCAGCAGGAGAAAAGATTCTGACCAGAAGGGAGGCGAAATAAAAATGGTCAACAGAAAATGGAACTCACGCTATCAATCACGCTTTGCGCACTGCCAGGAGATCCAAGAAATCGAAGTGGGCCGGCCGAAACTCAAAATGCTCCGTTCGAACCCAATCGTTGCGGGACAATTAGAATACATCGTCCAACCCATCTACGATTTTTACGCCGTGGCGGTCGCGACAGCCGTGACCAAGCAGCAGCTTTTCGCGCAGCCTATCGGCGCATCTTACACCCCGTCTGGCGGTGCCGCGTTCGTGAAGTCGGTTTACCACACGAACCTGGTGCAGCCCGGGCAGCTCGATGCTCCGAAAAAGCACCTGGTGAAAGCGGTCGCAGTCGTGATCCGCTCCGATGTCGATACGCACGATCTGAATTCGTTCATCGGTACCACGCTCGCACAGTTCTTTGTGTCCGGTAAGGACTATTGGACTGCGCTTGTGTCGAAGTGTCCCGCGGGTGCGGGATCCTTCACCTTCACCATGTCAACCCAGACCCTTGCAGCCGGTGGAACCATCGGCACCTCGGGCTCGAACGGTTGGCCTTCGGCGCAAAACGTGGCGACAATCACGGATCCCATGCCGCAAATTCCGGGGCTTGATCCGATGGAGCCATTGATGGGGGTTGTGATCGAGCAAAACCAGAACTTTAACGTGGTGCTCGACCCGACCATCAGCGGTGTAGCCGCGTTCACGACGTCAGCCGCGGCGCCGGCGACGCAGTTTGTCGGCACCGGAATCAACCTGCACGTATACCTCGAGGGTGTACTGGCACGCGCGATTCTGTAAACGCACTAAAGCGGGCTCGCCGCATCACGATTCATGCGAGCTCGAGCGGCGAGCCCGCTCGACTCCACACATTGACGGAACACTCTTGCCCCGATGCGGGCGAGGGAGAAAGGAGGGTGCCACTATGTATATGGACGGAACCGACACGCAACAGGCGCCGAGTGCGCAAGGTGCAGATGACCAGTTCGAACGGCAGTATTTTGAATATGTTCTCGACCGGGTAGTGCCGGCAAACACGGTGCAGGATCCGAATCAGTTTCAGATTCTTTCAGACGCCGATTTCGAATGGTGGTGGATCAAAGCCTCGCGCACTTCGAACTTGCTCAAGGTCCTCATGAAAGAAGCAGCCACCGGCCGCGACTTCATTGGAACGACAGCAAGCGCAGTCGCGGGCACAGCGACCTTTAACGGCATTCAGATCGACCTCTGGGCAGGCACGGCGCTTGCAACCGCAGCGTTCCCCCTGGCGGTGCCCTATATTCTGCCGGCGAACCGCTCTTACACGATTCTGCTCACCGACACGAGCGGAGGAAATAACACCGTGCAGATCGTTTTCTCAGGCTTCAAGCTATGGCCTCGGCCGAAGGTGGGAGCCTAAAACAAATGCCCGGAATGAAACCGTTTTCGTTGCGGCATACGGTCACGCACCCGCTCGCGCGCATGCTTCCGATCCAGCGCGAGCAGCTGATGGTTTACCGGTTGGGGGAAAAATATCCCCCTTCCGGCCATCTGAACGACCACGCACCCATGTGGGAAGTGGTCACGGTGAAACTCAACGCCCGCGGCTCGACGCGCGTGCGCGTGAACTTGCAGCGCGATTTCACTCTGATCGCACTTACCGCAGCCGCAACCGTGAACACCGCGCTCGGTGGTTTCCGCGCGCAACTCTACGACATGAAAAAACAACTCCGTCTCGCGGATCGCGGCGTCATGTTCGCAAATCTAGCCGGTCCGATGGGCGGTGGTGGAAACCCGGGCGCTTTCTTTCTTCGGGAACCGTGGGAGTTCGATGAGCCAGATTCTCAGCTTTTGGTGATCGTGCAGAACATGGAGACCGCGGCGAACACGATCGATATCGCGCTCTATGGTCAGGTGTTGCGCTTTAACCAGCCCGCGCCAGGCTATCAGGAATTCCCGGGCGGTGTGGTTTCGAATCTGGGTAGGTAGAACCAGGGAGATAGATGCGAAGAGAACAGTATCGCCGGCGGGAAACCTTGCGGCTCGGGACACCGGACCGGATCGCGGATCTCACGAACCCGTATCCGCAACCGGACCAAGTAGCGAATTTGCCGCTATGGATCTACCCGCCGATCAACTGGGAAAACGTCGACCAGATCAACTACATCACCCTTCCTGCCATCGGCGTCGAAGCAGTGATTCTGACCTTCCAGGTCCCGCTCGGCAGGAACGGGATCATCAACAAAGTTGCCTGCAACTTCGTCGGAGGGGGTTGGACGGAAGGGTCAGGAGATGTGCTCTGGCGTTTGCTGGTAGACCAAGGCACACCGCCAGGGGCGAATAGCTATGAAGCCATCAAAGCTTCGCTCGGTTCGCCGGCCCAACCGGTCGGCATTGCCGGATTTCGTATTTTCGAAAATCAGGTAATCACCTTTGAAGTGTTCAACAACGCAGTCGTTCCCGCCGGGCAGTTTGTGGGCGCCCGCATCTGCGGATATCTCTACCCTCGCGAGCTCGAGGATCCGAACGTTTTCATCTAGTGGGGGAGGGACTTCACGAAATGCGAAAGCTTTCTATTGTCGGCTTGGTGCTCGTCCTGATCGGTTGCGTTCCACCCCGCAAGGCGCACGCGCAGTTCATCGGCTTCACTTCCCCGCAGAGCGTGCAATCAAATCTCGCGACCAATCTGAATTGCACCGGCTCCGCGCAGACTTTCATCACCGGCACAACTCCTCGATTCAATAACATCGGGCAGACGCAACACCTTCTGACCGTCTCAAACGTCACGGGTGCGCAGAAGTTTCAGGCGGAAATCGACGGCATTGACAACCAGGGCAACGTTACCCGCATTTCTGACGTGGTCGAGGAGGCGGGAACCTCTGCCGTTCGCCAGGGCACGGTTGCGGCTTCCGGCTACTTCCCTCAGATACAAGTTTTGGTCACGTGCTCGCCGGGTAGCGCAACCTTCACCGCATCCTATAGCGGCACTTCTGCCATCACGATTCAGAATGCGGGCAGCTACCTTGCGGCGCAGCTCGACAAAATCGACTGGTTTGCGGCGCCCGCGAATGCGAACCAGACCGACGCCTTTCAAACCCCTTTCGGCTCGAGCGCCGGAACGCTTTACTTTCAGTACACGAACGCAACGACCTCTGGCGCCGCAGTGACGGTGCAGTGCAGCCCGCAGGGTTTCAGCGCCGGTGCGACTACGTTTAGCGTGGTGCCGGCGCAGGTGAACACGCTGCAAGTCTTTCAGGTGCCAGACGCATCCTGTCCGCTCGCATCTGTCTCTTACTCAAACACCGGCAGCGCCGGCAACGTCTCTACTGAGTACGTCTTTGCGACACCCGGACGAACTTTCCCCGGGACGCAGTACACCCACATCACGGCTACGACCGCGACCGCGGTGAAATCGACGCTCGGTTTTGTGCACACCATTTCAATCAACACCGGCGCAGCCGGGACGGTGAGCCTCTTTGATCTGGTCGGTTCCAGTTGCACCGGAACGCCGGCAACGAACACGGTTGCAGTAATCACCGCGACGACGACCACGCTTCAGACGTTCACCTACGACGTGAACATGCTGAACGGCATCTGCGTGAAAGCTTCGGTCGGGATGGACATCACAGTGTCGTGGCAATAGCAGTAAAGGGGCCCACAATGAACAAACTCGCGGTGCTCGACGCTTCGGTTTTTATCATCGGCTGGATTCTCTTTGTGGCTGCGCAAGCACAGAACTCGGTGAAGTCGAAGACGAACGGGCTTGATACGGTGAGCTCATGGCTCAAGCTGCACGCCGTGAACCTTCTAACGCGGGCCTTCTTTTCGGCGCTTGGGTACGGTTTCATCGTGCACACGGTGGCGCAGAAGATTGAAGCGGTCGGCGGTCTGCAACTCGCGGCAACCTCGATCGCGGGCATCGGCGGTTACGCGGCCAATGGGATGCTTTATCAGCTCTTCGGCTTCATGCCCTGGTTCCGCGTCGAAGTCGCAGACCTCGCACCGCCCGGGCCAGTCCCGGCACCCGACCCGCTCGCCGGCACGAAGAAGATCAGCGGGCAATGAATTCCGCCATGAATTCTATCGATCAAAAATGGCTCGATGCAATCCGCCCCTACTGCGGTGGACGCACGGTAGCATTTTGGAACAGCCAGAACGGGGAAGTCGACGCCGATAAGACCATAGACCGAATGATGCAATCCCGCGGCCAGAAAAAGCTTGACCCGAAAACGGGCGCAAAAATCGAGTGGGAATTCGATGGCGTATGACCTTGAGATCATGATCATCGACCCGGGTGACGGAACGGTGAAAGTCGTGCACCATTTTTTCGGACTCACCGAACAAGAGGCGCGCCACTACTACAAAGAGCACATGGGCTGCGAGTACCTAGCAGCCGCGGTGCGCGACGGCCGAACGGTTGAAACGCTCGAGGAGATCGAGGACGACGAACTTCCGGAAGCGGAAGAGGACGACGAGGAGGAAGAGGACTAAGCCGATTTCTCACGGCCGGAAAAGACTTCGCGACGGATGGATTACTTATTGGGTAAGCAAGGATGAATTTCGATTTCATACCGGCATGGGCGAACGTGATCGCACAGTTTGAGGGATTCAACTCCCCCGGCACCCGACCCGCGCGCAACAATAATCCCGGTGATCTGAAGTATCTAGGGCAAGCCGGCGCAGTCGGCGCCGATTCTGGCGGATTCGCCGTCTTTCCGGATCCGGTAACCGGCTTTCAGGCGCTCTACCGGCAACTGCAAAAATACGTCAGCGACTTTCCGAACTTCACCATCCTCGAGATCATGGCGCACTACCTAGGCCAGGTGACACCGACGGTCAACGCACAGGGGGATGCATACACTTACGCCGCGGCGGTTGCGTCAGGGCTCGGTGTCGATATCTCGACCACGCTCGGCCAGCTTGCAAGCGGAGCACCGACGATAGTACAGGCGCAGCCGGCGCCGATTGCGACCGGGGTGACGGATACCGGACTGGTCGATACCTCGACGATCGACACGGCGCAGCTCGCGCCGCTTGCGCAGTTTTCGACGACCGAACTCATCGCAGGTGTAGCGGTGCTTGCGGCGATTGCCTATTTCGCATGGAGTAGATAGGGCGGCCAGGAAAGTGACGATCAGCAGTGAACTCATGCACCTGGTCGCAAACCGCGCGCAGAACGTTTTAGGTTACATCGAGCTCGCGGAAATCGAGCGCGATCCGAGGAAGCGAAAGAAGTGGTTTGACCGGGCCCGGGAAGAGCTTCACGACCTCACCGCGACGCTGCAAGCGCAGGTAGAACGGACGAAACCGAAACTATGAATCTCCGAAAACTTCGCTGGATCATCATTCTCTACGCGCTCTGTGATTTCCTGATCGGCTACGCCGGTGTGATTCCGCTCAGCGAAGCAGCCGCGGCGCAATTTACGACGGTGACGGCAACCGTGGTCGATCCGAATGGCCTCGCGTACGCGGGAGGCACGGTCAGCGCGGTGCTGGTCGTCCCAAGCGGTGCCGGCTCCCCCACGCTCAGCGGATTCGCCTATACGCCACCGACGCAGCCGACCGGCCTCAGCCCGGCGGGATTTTTCACCATCAGCCTCGCGGACACTACGGTACTTTTACCAGCCGGTTCGAAGTGGAATTTCAATGTGTGCTCGGCAGCCGGAACGATTCAGCCGGCCGGCGGCAAAGGCCCGGTCTGCTTCTCGCTCGCCGCGCCCATCACCATCTCGGGTGCCTCGCAAGATATCTCGACGCAACTAAACGCGGTCGCTCTGTCGCTCTCAAATGCCGCTTCCTCTTTCACCGGGGGAACCATCGTGGGCCCATTGACCGTGAACGGCTCACCCTCTCCCGCGACATTCAACTCGGTCACAACCACTTCACAATACAACTCGTTCACGACTTTCACCGACACCGCAGCCGTCAACGACGCTGGGTTTAATCAGGTCGGAATCGTGAACCCCGCCGGCGCATCAAGTGCAAACTTCTTTTCCTACACCGGGAACCTGCAAACGCCAGCAGCTAACACGCAGAATTTTGCCTTCTCCATGTCTCCCTACAACTGCGTGAGCCAGAGCAACGGGAGCGGGAATTTCACTTACTCTGGCACGGCCGGCGGGCTCTCTTGTTACCTAGCAGCAGTGGTCCACAATGGATCTGGGACCGTAACACGCCAAAGCGCCTTCAATGGCCAGTCCACCTTGAACAACACCGCAGGCGGACTCATCACGACCAACAACACCTTCGTGGGCGTCAGTGGTCTTTCCTCGACAGCGACCGGGACGGTCACGACCGACGCCACATTTTCAGCAACCAACCCCGGAACTTCCGGTTCTGGCGGTACGATGACGCATCACTACGGTTTTCAATGCATAGCAGGCCAGACGGGAGGGACAGGCAATTCGGACGGTTGGTGCATCTTTTCAGCACTGACCGACAAGAGTCAACTGGGTATCCTGAGTGTAAATAATGTCACTGGGCCAGCCGGAAGCCTTGCCACGCCAACCTATGCCGTCGGGAACGCAAACGATGGAATCTACAACGCCGGCGCGCATAACGTCGGCATCGTCTCGAATGGCGCGCTGCTGCTTCAGATCAGCTCATCGTTCATTCTCGCGAACGCTCCTTATTGCGATTTCGGGACCGGGAACAATTGCCTGACCTTGGCAAGTGGCCTGATTTCAACCACAGGTTCAGGCAACCCCGCCTTTCAAGCGAACAGCTATCAGTCGAAAACGAACTGCTCCGGGGTTGGAACAGCTGCGAATCCAAGCGTCGCTAGTTGCACCAGCGCAGTGTTTGGAAGCGTATCTTGCTCCACCGCATCCGGAGGCAACTGCCAGGTCAACACAACCGCAGTATCAGCCAGTAGTCAGATTCTAGTCACGCAAACCGCCAACACAACGACAGGCACGCGGCTTGGTGTAACTTGCAACACGACAAGGAGCACGCTGACGCCAATAGTCACAGCTTCAACTGCCGGGACAAGTTTCACCTTCACGATCACCGCACCCACGACCAACCCGGCGTGCTTTGACTATCTGGTGTTTAATTGACTTCCCGACCGGCAGTCTGATGATTGCGGATGGGGATTCGTTCTCGACGACCTTTGGCGGGGTCACGCCATGGCCTAGCGAGGTGACACTGACGCGAGGACCGTGGACGGTCACGAATATCGCAGTTCCTGGCGAAACTTTGCAAACGATGCTCGCGAATGCACCCTCGCACGTGGATTCGATTTACAACACCAACTATCTGAGAAACGTCGTCGTCCTTTGGGGCGGGCAAAACGACCTCGCTACGGGACGAACGCCAGCGCAAATCTATAGCGACATGCAGTCCTACTGCAACGCTCGGCACGCCGTTTCTTCAACCTTCTTTTGTGTGGTAGCTACGATGCCCGCTTTCAATCCGAGTTTCGATGCGGGGAAAAACACCTTCAACAATTTGCTTCTGGCGAATCACTCGTGGGCCGATGCGCTCGTCGATTTTACCGGCACACCGCTAGGTTGTGATGGCTGCTCTTCGAATCCGACTTACTATATGCCAAACGCTCATCCTACCCAGTTTGCTATCGACAACGTTGAGGTTCCAGCCTTCAACTCAGCCGTGAACGGGCTACCGTGATTTTTCCGAGGATGAGGAAGGAAAGTTCTTTTCATTTCTTCACTTCCTTATCCGCTCGGACCGTGTTCACGTGAAAGGTGCCATCCTCACCGGTCCGAGAATCATAAACAACTTCCGCCCCGGTCTCTTTCTTCACTCGAGCCGCGATCTGGTTCACTAGAGCATCAAGATTCGCCTGCAAGGCACGCTTATCCGCTTCGGTCGCGTTGTACTGAGACTGCAAGGCGCTTTCTTGCGCTTCGTCGCGCTGGATCTGCGCTTTCAGCTTCCCAAGCTTTGCGCTCTCGAGCTCGAGCGGTTTCACTTCATCGCCCGGCTTTAATATCGCAAGCGCAGCTGGCGAGCCTTTCGGTGGATCCTGCCCCCACAGGCCGACGTAGACGAAGCACAAAAGAATCGTGAGCGCGAAGATCAGTTGATCCCGGTAGCGTCTCAGCATCGTTTCCCCTTTCAACTTGGCCGTTGAATCATGGACTGCGGTTGCGGTTCTCCCATCGGCATCATCTGAGTCGAGAGAATCGTGCGACAAGAGGGGCAGTTCGACGCGACCACCAGCCAGCCGGAAACCGTCCAAAAAAACAGCGCCATCCCGACGCAAGGCTCATTGCAGTGCGGACAGATTGGAGGCTCGACCGCGGGCGGAATTACTTGATCGGGTGCAGGTGTCATTAAGCGTGACTCGCTTCGTTTGGTTTGCACTTCTTGCAGCACTTGCGTTTCCGGCACTGCGCGAGCGGGATACCGCAATGAAAGCAGGGAAACCCGTAAGCTTCCCGAATCGCCGCGCCCGCCGTGATCGCGATCTCGAGGCGCGGATTCCGTTTGCGCTTGCTTTTCACTTCACTTCGACCTTGAAGCAAAACTTTTTATCAATGGTGCAAGTGATCTCTTGCATCTCATTTTCGGATAGCGGAATCGCTCGTCCATCGTGGTCGATTGCTTGCAGGCAATAGAATTGGCCCGATGGGACGTTAACCGTCATCACGCATTGCAGCACGGTTCCCTTTTTCCCCTCGTCAGCTTTCGGTGTCGCATAAATCACGCCGTCACGCCCCATGCCCCAACCGATGAGCCATCCGGTACCGACACAGAGAGAATCACCTGAAGAAGTGCAAGAACGTGTTTTTTCATTCGCCACCTTCCGCATGCTCATGCTCAAGGTCAAAGTCTCTCACGATCTCCCGCGCCGACTCGACACTTTCCTCACCCCGCGCGATCGCTTCCGCGTGCACGGACGACATCCAAGCCGGTTGTACGTAGACCAAGCGCAACTCATTGCCATGCGCGACAATGAACTCACCCCGGCCGAGCTTTGCGATATCCGCCCGGCTCGGCCGAACCACGTCCGCGGGGATGTGGTCAAGCGTGCGCTCGATTTCCCGGGCGTCGCGTTGCACCCCGAAAAGCCACACCGTCACCTGGCGCAAGAGGACACCGGAGACGCCGGCCAAATCTTGCGAGTCACACCAGATGAAATTCTCAAGCGCCGCGCCCTGGCGGATGAGCTCTTCCGCAGCCATCGAGACCGGAGACCGGCGCTGCTTCGGCGCAAACTTCCACGCTTCCGGTATCACGACGATTGTCTTTTGCGCTTTGGTTTTCACCCACTCGAGTACCGACCGCACGACCAGCGCTTGCAGGGCAAAGTCGTAGGGGGTGAGATCCATCACGTTGAGCCCGGAGCCAAGTTTTAATTGCGCGCTCGCCGGCAGAAGCGCGATCTGCGGCACCACGTCATCAAGGTAAGTGACGAGTTCCTGATACACCCGTTTCGCGATGCCGCGGGAGCGGATGAGCGCAATCTCCGCGTTTGCTTGAACTTCCGCGAGCGTTTTCGGCGCATTCCAGGTTCCCTCCGGACCCGCATAGTCCTGGCTCAGCTTCATGATCTCGGTGCGCTGAAACTTCAGCTTATCCCCGGCAACCGATTCAAGAATCGAGGCTAGAAAGCGCCAGTCGGTGCGGTCCTTGAAGTAAGGCGGTATGGGGGAGGCGACGCGGAAGCTTCCTTCCCCGCGCTTGGTGAGGAACGCAATCGCGCGCATGCCGCACCGGGAAACCACACCCTCTAAAGTGGTTGTTTTTCCGCTCACGTTCGATTGCCCGGTGACGGCCATGTGACCGACCGGGATCTCTATCGGCACCCCAGAGCCGACTTCGAAACCGAGCAGGACGGAGCTCATCGACGTCGCAGCTTCCAGCGCAGGTAAGCGAGGTACAGTTTGCGCCAAGCGCAGAGCATCCAGTAAACCGGGACAGGTACCCAGATGCCGTCAAAGTTCGGTCCACGGATTGAAACGAAGCGAAACCCGCGCGGTACTTCCTCGAAAATGTGGTGCGTTTTCACCAGCCCCACCAGTTTCCCTGCTTTTTGAGGATCAGCAGGACTACGTTCAGGCTGGCATCGATCGCAACCGCAGTGCACAGGTAGAGCACCACGTAGGAGCCGAGCATCAGAGGAGAAATGCGGTCGGGGATCACGTTCGTGGCGACAATCGCAGCCGTCCACGTGCAAACCCACTTCTCGACTCGGCTCAACTGGTTCACGGCTCCCACCTTCTCAGCACCCAGATACAGAAAAGAATCAGCCCGGCGATCACAAGGACGGTCTTTGCGATTTCCATCACGCCCATGGGCCAGAGCGCCGCGGCGGTATCCGCTCTAGTCGGCGCCGAAGGTTGCGCAGCTCTTCGCCGTGGTCCGCAGCGAGGCGCTCGAGTTCGGTAAGCCGGCGCACCAAATCATCCTGCCGCTTGTCGAGCTCCCGCACCACGTGAAAGACCACGAGCAGGACCGAAACCGTTTCTTTTTCCCGCCGGTCTCCGACCGCTTGCGTCGCAGCCTTCAATCGCTCGAGCTCCGCGGCCGTGTCTTTCAAAAGATCCTGGTACATCACTTCTCTTTGTGAACTCCCCGAAGCGCCCATCCGAAACCGAAGCAACACGCACCCCAGACGACAGTGAACCAGAGCACGATTGCAGCTGGACAAAATTTCTCCACTTTTTATCCCCCGGCTTCAAAGTAGTTGCCAGCGTAGCGAGAGCGGAACCGCGTGAATGAAGTGCGCTCAGTAGCTACAGTAGCTACCTCGAGCAAGAAAAGCATTTCCGCCATGTGGCGGACTTCGCGCTCATCGTAACTGTAACTAACCGGGTGACCAGGTTCCGGTTTCGGTTGTTCACCCACGATCAAACGAAACGCGAGCTTTTGAAAATACTGATACCGCTCTACGAGGCAATCCTCGCGAATTTTCTGCCAGCGCTCTTCCGCGGCTTTCAGCTCTTGGGGAGTCGGCGGTTTTCGCTCTTCCTCGCTCATTCAGCACCCCCGTGTCAAAAACATCTCTTTCTGCACCGATGTAAAGCATACTCGACACCGACCGGAAACAAAGGACTTATCTCACCTTCCGCGGCGCAGGTTTTTGAGCCGTCGAGCGTCGCGTATTCTTTCGGCTGCTTCCACCTGGCGTTTCGCTATTTCCTCAATTCCGCCAACTGCATCCGTCAGTGCACCTGCACAGCCCCATCGAACCTTATTCCCGCCAAGCATGCCGACCTGCCACCACTTGAACATCAAGCGGGTGAAGAGCCAGCGTGACATTTTCGGCAGATCCGTCATTGCACTTTTATCCGGGGTCGGTGCCAGATCCAAGACCAGACCATGCGAGGATGAGTGCCGACTGGTTTGTAGTGAAAGAGGATCACCCCGGTGAAGTCGGCACTAATCCGCCAGGCGCCGATTCGAACATCAGGCGCACGAAGCCAGTAGCGGAACCGAGACCAAAGAGAATGAGTTTTCCAGTGCAGATCCATCCGGTGATCCCCATCGGCCGAATTGTCAAACCTCGCGCCGCAGAGCCCGCAAGCGATTCCCGCAACAATCGGTGTCATTGCGTTTACCTCCGTCAGCAGGAACAGGAAAAGTACGTCGGGCGCTTCGTGATCCTCTTGCCCGTGTAGACCTCAAGGTGATCCCAGAATTCCGGCGGGATCTCGCCCGATGCAGTCGTACCGATGAAGGTTAGGGCTTCGGAATCAATTTCAACACTGAGATGCGCATGGCGCGGAAGTTTCGAAACGTCCTCACCGGAGGCAGCTGCAATCATCGCTTCGAAGCTAGGAACATCGGCATCTGCAGCAAAATTTCTGAGGTAGTTCTCAGATTCAGACTTGGTGTAGACCCGACTCGGAAGGAGAACCTCATCGGGAAACGCAGGATGCGTCCACACATGGCGCAGGGAATTGATCTGCCGCGGGTAGACGACCAGCCAGAACCGATCCCCCGGCATGACCGGTGACTTTAGGAACGGATCCACAATGCCGACCGGATTCGCACGGGTGCCGTCGACACCCACATCCTGACCCGGGTAAAGCTTCTCAGCTGCTACCGTAGGTTCCACTGCCAGGTGGATTGCATCCCGCTTCTCGCCCTCTCCGATGATGGTCCCTAGCGTTGCCAGCGCATCGGTCGAGACGGAGCGCTTCTCTGGATTCGGATCACTCATTGAATTACCTCCGTCGCCGCTTTCTGTCCGACGAGCACCGCCCGCTTTGCCGTAGCCATCGAGATGCCGTACTGCTCTGCGATGTGGCGCCAGGTCCTTCCCGCACGCCGTAGCGCCTTGATTGCTTCCGCGTCCGGCATCCGGCGCGGGCGGCCAAGCCGGGTGCAGACCTTCCCCTTGCGGGTGAGAAAGGATCCGTTTTCTTTCAGCCTCGCTTGCCGGTCGGCAAGGCCCGAGATCACCCGCTCCCGGATAATCGCCCGCTCGAACTCGGCAAAGGCCGCGATCATGCCAAACATCAGTTTCCCCGCCGGTGTGGTGGTATCGATATTTTCATGCAAAGACACAAAGTCGACGCCGAGCGCCTGAAACTCCTGCAACGCTTCTAAGAGCTCGAGTTGCGTGCGCGCGAACCGGTCAAAGCGGTAAACGAGCACCACGTCAAACTTGCGGCGCCGACAGAGCGCTTTCAGTTTCTCGAGCTCGGGGCGGACCTTGCCAGAGGAGATGCGGTCAAGCATCACCACCGGCTTCGGTTTTGACCAGCCGCGGCGCTCGCAAAACTCCGTCATTTCCCGGATCTGCATTTCGGGGTCTTGCTTTTCCTGCTTCTCTGGCGTCGACACCCGCGCGTAAATCACTGCCCTCATGCCCCAAGCTTAGGGCATTCTGAGCAGCAAACGCAGCAGTTTCACATAGGCCATGGTTGCCGCTTGCGGCACTATCCCGTTTCCGATCATCTTGATGCGGGCAGTCCGCCCGGTCATCAGCTTGCGCGACAGAGTGCGCGGCGGTTCGTAATCGTACTGTTCATAACCCTGTCCCATCGGCCAGCCCGGAAACGCGCCACACGGTCGGGTCGGGTCGGTCCACCCGATTTCCCAACCCATCAGGGTCTCTTCCCAGTCGGGATTGAGCGATTCGTCGCTCGAGTTTTTCTGTCCTCGGTCCGCTTCTCTAGGAGTCGCCCACCAGCGCTTAACGGCGGTCGACAGTCCATCCTGAGATGTAGCGCTGCTACCCACCGCATTGTTCAACCCGTCTACGGTCGCTGTCGGCCAAAGTTTTGCGCCAGCCGATGCACCACCAGCGCTCTCGACCGTGCGGGCTTCCCACATCTTCTGCGGATAAAGGGAGCCATGCACAATCAAAGCCGCTTTGGGCCAGGAGCCGAGAAACGTCTGATATTGGTGCAGGTTCGTCTCGTCGGTCCGGGTCGGGAATAAGCAAGCCTGGCGTGTTTTCCAGAAAGAGCAGTTCGCATCCAGATTCATCAGCGATTCGGACGACATCTCCGAAGAGGTAACGTTCGTCGCGAGTGCCAAGCTTTTTGCCAGCGATCGAGAAGGGTTGACAGGGGAAGCCTCCGACAATCGCCTGAGCATGGCCTCTAAACCGTCCTCCGGGGAAAGTGACGACATCGGGCCAGATGGGGGCATCGTCGAGCAAACCGTCTCGGATGCGGGCGCGGATGACTTCCTGCGCCGCTTTGTTCGCTTCGACGTAGCACACAATGCGGGCTTCGATTCCGAAACAGGCGAGAGCACGTTCAACGGATCGGTCAAGTTGTCCACTCCCTGAAAACAGGCTGATAAGATTCACCCGATCAAATCTCCGAAACCTTCCCGGCACTCCTCGCAGTTGCGTGCGCGCGAACCGGTCAAAGCGGTAAACCAGCACCACATCAAACTTGCGGCGCCGGCAGAGCGCTTTCAGTTTCTCGAGCTCGGGGCGGACCTTGCCTGAGGAGATGCGGTCAATCATCACCACCGGCTTTGGTTTTGACCAGCCGCGGCGCTCGCAAAACTCCGTCATTTCCCGGATCTGCATTTCGGGGTCTTGCTTTTCCTGCTTCTCTGGCGTCGACACCCGCGCGTAAATCACTGCCCTCATGCCCCAAGCTTAGGGCATTACAGGGCAAGATCGGCTTGGGAAACTGGTTCGGCATCAAATTGCATAACTTCCTGGCTCAGCCGCTTTGCAGCCATTTCGCAGTACCTCTCCTCGATATCGATGCCGATTGCCGGCCGGCCAAGGTCTTTCGCTGCAAGGAGCGTCGAGCCGGAACCCATGAACGGATCGAGAATCGTATCCGTCTGAACAGTGAAGAAGCGAAGCAAGCGGCGCAGCAGTTCGACTGGTTTTTGTGTTGGATGTTGCAGAGCTTCCACGTGGCCAGGGACGACGCGGCAGACATCGATACAGTCCGGCAGGAAATTCCATTCCCCTTGACGAGAGGTTTCCTCCGTCGGTTCAAGCCAGAACCAGGGCTCAAACCGACGGGCCAGTCCATTCCCAGAAGGGCCAGCGCCATTGGCTTTGTACCAAAT